AACCTGCAAGGCTGTATTGTACACGATCTAAGTGCTGATTGCAAGATTTTTTTCAGCCCGTCATTTCGGCTGAAAATTCAATAGACAGATGCAACAGATTTTCCCGTTTCATTTTGTCTATTTTTAACGCACGACAACCAGGCCACCAACCTTCCCCGGTCGCTGGCCTCTTTCACTTCCTGATCGTTTCTGGTATTCCCCCGGTTCTTCCTCCTCTTATTTCTTTACGCTACGATTCCCAATTCCTGCAGGCACTCTCTAAAAACCGCCTCGCTGCTTTTATACCCCAATATCTTCCTCGGGTAGTTGTTGATCCAGTTCTCCGTGGCCTTGATCTGCGCCGCGCTCACCTTCGAGAAGTCGGTTCCCTTCGGGTGCTTTCTCCGAATCATGATATTGTTGTTCTCGTTGCTGCCGCGCTCCCAGGAGGAGTACGGATGGCAGAAGTACACCGCCGTCCGGCGGATGGTCTTATTGATGGCGCTCCGCTCCATCTCTTCCGCCGCCGCGAACTCGCTCCCGTTGTCCACGGTGATGCTCTTAAAGATCTTCCTGAACTTCACCGCGCCCATCTTCCGCTCCAGGGCATCCAGTGCCCGGACAATGGTTTCGGCCTTTCTGTTCGGCACGCCGATGATGATTTCTTTCCGGGTCTTTCTCTCCGTCAGCACCAGCAGGGCCTTTGAGGTGGTGTTCCTTTTGCTGTACACCGTGTCCATCTCCCAGTGCCCGAACTCCTCCCTGTCCTTGACCTCCGGCGCTCTGTTTTCGATGCTCTCCCCGGCGCTTGCCCGGGCCTGTTCTTTCTTGGTCTTTACCTTCTTGTAGCTGTGCTTGTGCTTCCCCCGTCGGGGCAAGTCCACCTGCGTGATGCGGAGGAACAGCCCCATCTTAATATATTTATAGATGGTCTGCACCGATACGGTGGTCTTGAACTTCTTCCCCTCCATCATCGCATACCCCAGTACCGCAGCTGGGGAGCAGTCCCGCTCCAAAATAGTCCGCTCGATGTACTCCGCCAGCTCGTGGTCTTTCCCGATTTTCAGGTCAGGCCCCTTTTCCCGCAGTTGTGCTTGGTACTTTTCCTCCGCGATGTCCGGGCTGTACGCCGTTTCCATTTTCCAGGTGTCTCCGTTCAGCCGGTCATAGGCTCCCCGTTTCAGTTCCCGGTAGATCGTGGAGGGGTGAACCCGTAACTTGTCGGCAATTTGTTTGGGCCGCCATCCTTGCCGCATCCACCTTTCAATGCGCAGCCGGTCGTTCCTGGTCAGGTGCTTAAATGCCCTTTCCTGCGGCTTCTTTTTCACGGTCATTTCTCCTCTCTCTGGCTCCGGCGTGTGTCTCCGTGCCGCCTTGCCTGTCTTATTTTGTCGCATTATTCTATATTTATGATAATCAACTTTCGCATATTCCGCAAGCCGCAGTTCCGCAGGAAAGCAAAAAATCCCCCGGCCTCTGCGTCGTTTCACAGTGGCCGGGGGATTTTCATTTATTCTGTTTCGCTTTCTTCGTCCTCAACCGTGGTTTCTTCTTCGATGAAAATATCGCCCAGCTGCCCGATGGCTCCGTCAATGGCGATGTCCAGATCCTGCACAGCCGCCTCGATCATGGCCCGCACCTCCGGCGTTACCGTGATGCCTCTTTTCTCCAGCATCTGCACAACATAGTCCAGCTTGGGAATGGTCAGCGAACCGGCGTTCGCCATCTTTTCCGCCGCCTTTACGAAGGTGCTCACGATGGTGTAGAGGTGCTTTTCTTTCAGCCAGGGGATGCCGGTCTTGACCAGCCAGGGGATGCACACGCCGGTGAATACCAGCCCGCAGATGGTGATGATCGCGTCCACGAGCACGCCAGTGATTTCAGGAATAAGCTGTGTCATATTCTTTACCTCCTCATTTTATGCCTTGGTCAGGTATTTCTTGTCCACCGCGCCGGTAACGGCCCCGGTTTTCTGCGTGGACACCACCACGCGGCTCCCGCTGATGCTCCGTACATACAGCGTTGAGTTATATACCCACGACGCGAACTTTCCTGTGGTTCCGTACACGGTGGCGGCCTTGTCCATCTTCACCTGGTCTCCAACGGCCAGGGTGTCGCTTCCACTCGTACCGCCGTCCGCTCCGGCGATGTCCGCCGCGTCCACCCAGCCGTACACGGTGCAGCTTCCGCCCGCCTTGACAAGGTGATAGGGGTGCTTCCCGCTCGGTGCTACCGCCGTCACCTTTGCCGGGCCGGGCTTGCACTTCACGCCGGTGGCCGCGTTGCTGTTGGTGTAGTGCGTGGTTCCGGTGAAATTCACCGTGTCGCCCACCTGATAGGTCAGCTTCCCGTTGGTGCTCCCGGTCTGCCCGGTCGTGCCCTGCGTGGTTCCGCTCTCGCTGTCGTCCACAGCCGGATTGTAGATGAACCCCAGGAACACATACCCACTCCCTTGGCCCCAGTTTCCGGTTCCCTTCTTTCTGTTTTGCGTCCAGAACGGCTTGGCCGCGCCGTACCCGCTCTCGCTGGTCACGACCTCCGTTGCGCTGATGATCTGCTCCACGATAGCCACATGGCCCGCGCCGTCGCTGCCGGACAGGGTAGCGCCTTTTCTCCAGACCATGCAGGCCCCCAGCTTCGGAGTTTGGCCCACCTGGAGGCCGTTGGTGTACTGCATGAAGTTCTCCGCGTTTACCGGGCGAAGGTATTTGCAGCTCCCGGCCCCCACGATCTCGTTGAACCGCCCGTAGGCATACCCCACGCAGTTGTGGAGCACATTACAGGCCGCGTCCGTCGGGCTTCCCTTGATCGCGTCGGAATACCCGCCCGCAGACTTCGTGATGTAATACTTGTTTCCCGCTTCCGGTCTTGTCAGTCTCGGCTTGAACCCCATGCTCGTTTCCTCCTGTTCCTCCGCCTTGGCGTATGTGTCGTAATACTTCTGGCCGAACCCGGCCCGCTTTTCCTGCACAGCGGTTCCCTGGTTGGCCGGTCTCTCAAACTCCAGCAGAACCTTGTCCGAGGCCTGCCGGACGCTTCCCGCGCTTTTCAGCACAGTCAGCACGCCCCCGTAGCTCTCCTTCAATTCCTTCATCAGGAATCCAAGCTGCGTTTCCAGGTCTCCCACGCTTTTCCCCTCTGCCTTTGCATAGGCCAGCAGGTTTTGCTTCCTCGTCCAGAATGTCCACTGGGCCAGTCCATACCCCGCCGCGTCCTTTGCGAAGTTGGCGTAAGCGCCGCTGTCCACCGCCGCCGTATAGGTTTCGTCGGTGTACCCCAAGGACTTTTCGTAGGTGTTTTGCAGATTGTTGGGCCGAAGCCCGCTCTCCGCATACAGGTTTCCCATCAGGCCCGCCGCGCCGCAGTCATTCAGCCCGGCCCCTTTCAGGTAATTCCAGATGCGCTCCTCATTTGTGCTCCCGTTAAGCATATCGCGCCTCCTTTACGGGTTGTCCGGGAGATCGTCTTGCTGCTGCACAGCTTGCTCCATCGCCTCCCTCGCCTGTCTTTCGTCCTGCTTCTGCCACCTCCTGTCCCGTTGCCTTTCCTTGGTGGTTTTAATCCACCCCATGATCCCGCACTCTCCGGCCAGGGCCGCGAAAACGCAGGTAATGAGCGTGTCCGGCACGCTCCCGAACATGGTGAAAAGCCAGATCATGGTGATCGTAAAAGAGAGCAGGCACAGGAACATGATGACCAGGATCAGGTTCATCGTCCCCATTCGCTTCCTCTTCGACCGGCTTCTTTTTTTTGCCGTTTCTCTTCTTCCAGCCACGGCTTACTCCTCCTGCAGGTGTGTATGAGCGCCCTTGTTCAAATGCTTGTCCAGCCGGTTCAGTGCGTCCTTACACGGGCCGTTGCACCCCTGTTCGATCAGGCCTTGCAGCGCCCCCCGAAGTCCATAGCAGATCAGTGTCTGCTCCTCCAGAATGGAGTTGATGAACTCGGTCTGTTTCCTGTTCATCTCCACCACTTTATACACTGCGATGATCGCCGCCACCAGCGCTGCCAGTGCGCCCAGGACGCTGGCGGCTTTAATGATCGTGTCTCCGTCGATGTACATTTTCTTCCTCCTACATTTTGGTTGTGTCATTCCGCCCAGTCGTCCCCGCCTACCGCTCTGCGATACGCCTTGTCCGCTTCTGCGATTTCATCTTTTCCAGTCTCCGTATCTCCCAGCTCCGCAAGGCGGGTAGCGAGAACTTTGATCGCCCTTGCCTGGATTTCTGTCACGCTCTCCAGGTCTGCGATGATCTGCAGGTGGCTGCTCACTCCGTCACCTCCGTCCATCCGTACACACCAGGCTCCCAAGAGTTGTTCCCTGCCCCGTCTCCCTGGGTGCACTCCCATGTCTTTCCGTTATGGGTCACGATGTCACCGACTTTGTAAACTGTGCCTTGCTTCCACTCCTCAACGGTCGGTTCCGGCCCTGGCTCTGCGCTGTACTTTTCCCATCCGTACACGCCCGGTTCCCAACTGTTTTTCCCGGCACCGTCCCCCTGGGTGCAGATCCAAAGTTCTCCCTTGTAGCTCACAATGTCGCCGATGTCGTAGGCATCCGTCGCACCGTATGGCCTTCTCCATTCAAGATAGCCGTCCTCCGTCACTCCCACCGGCGCATATAGGGACGGCGCTTCACCCGGAACTTGGTTCGCTGCCGATGTATGGCTCTGTACTACGGTGTAAAGCCGCGTGTCCCCATAAGCGTCCACGCCGTAGGAGATGATTTTCTTTTCCTGGTATGTGACACCCGGCTTCCACACCTCGTAAAGATCGGCCAGTTCCAGCACAGTTTGTTCATCCTGCTGCTGTTCTGCCACGAGCCGTGCCACCGCATTGAGTTGTGCGGCAACGACCGACCGATCTGCCTCTGTGCCGGTTCTGCCTCCGCCAAGCATAGCATCCAGGGTGGAATCGTGATCCGACACAGCCCTTTGCAGGTTTTTGGTCTTGTCTGTGTCCCGGTAGTGCTCCGAGATGATATAGAACTCGTACTTCGTGCCGTCCTCTCCAACGGCGCTCTCATAGTGCCGCTCAATGCGGCACCGGTCTGTGATCGTGCTGTCGTCGTACTCCCGCACAGTTGTGAGGTATTCCCCCTCCTGCATCACAGGCCCGTCGCCCACGGTTTTCAGATTCTCCCGCGTCACGCCGTCAATGACTGCGGTTCCGTACACATATTCCATCTTGCCAGCTCCTTTCTGGATTGCTCCCTTACCACAAGTTTCAGCTTTCTTTGCAGGCCCGCCTCCAGATACTTTTCAAAGAAATGCACATGGTTGCAGTGCTTCATCTGCCCCAGTCTGGATAGTAGCCCCTGTGCCAGCTTCGTCCTAATTTTTCTGTGCCGCCGCATAGTTCGGTAGCACTCCGACAAGGACTTTTTCAGGCGCACCAGGTTCCTCTTTCGCAGGAGTGTGAACCCTCTCCCGAACCGATAGCCCAGGGCGGCGACCGTTCTTTTCGCGGTCGGGTACAGCTGCCACTTTCCATTCAGCTTCAACCCCCTCTTTCCCAGCCACTCCTCGATCATCGCCCGTAGTTTTCGCAGCTTCCGTTTGTTCGCCCCGAAAATAGTCAGGTTGTCCATGTAGCGCATATAGTGCTTGCACAGGCCGCTTTCCCGTATCATCTGGTCGAGGGGCTGCAAAACCGTATTGGCGAACCATTGGCTGAAATAAGCGCCGATCAGCACTCCGTACTTCATCAGGCGCTCACATACATCCAGCATCCGCCGGTCTTTGATCAGGTGCCGCAGGCTCGCCATGACGGTTTCTTTTGTCAGGCTGTCGTAGAAGTGGTGGATGTCCAGCTCCTCGCTGTACTTCGTCCCCTTCTTGTCCGTGCGAAGCCATTTCTTGATGGCTTTCATCCCATAGTGGATGCCACGGCCCTTGATGCTTCCGCAGCAGAACTTGTCCATGCCCCGCATCATCACCGGCTCCAGCACCTGGATCACCGCGTGATGCACATATTGGTCGGGCCAAAGTCTCGGCTCCGAAATATCCCGCCACTTCCCGGCGCTCTTATCCCATCGCCTGGCGATCCTCGGCGGGGCCGCGTCATATCCGTTGGCAATGATCTCCCGCAGCAGCTTCACATATCCGTCGATGTCCGCCTCTACCCGCAGCACCGTTTTGTTCGGCTTATGCCTCGGGTGCCACCGGTGGGAGGCGTTGACCTCCAGGATCGCTCTCCGCAGGTTTTCTTCTGAAATCAGTTTTTCGTACAGGTGGTTTGCTCGTTTCATGTTCCAGGATGGTTCCTCCTTTTAGCCTCACGACCGTTCCCTCGCCCCCGCGGGTTGCGGGAGGGTACTAAGCCGTGTCCTGTTGGCTCATCTGCACCAAGGGGTGCCGAGGAAGTTCGCGCCCCGGCGTGGGTATTTGCGTGCCGGGAATGGAGGTGGGTAGCCAGTCCTAAAAGGACGCGGCAGCCGATGTTCGCGTTGGCGTTCGACGCGGTGTTGTAGTTCACATAGAAGAGGCCGTGGTTCCCGTTCTGACCATAGTTACCGCCGAAGTGCAGGCACGGGTTGGAAGCGTTGAAGTTCCAGTTATCCGACGAGCCAAAGAACAAGGCACCGACTGCGTGCGCGATCTCCCCCTGTATTTTCACGCCGCTTTCGCAGCGGAAAACCCGTTCAGGTTGTTTTCGTTATGTCGGCCTGCGGGCTGGGATATGCAGGAGGGAGGGGGCGTGCGCGCCCCCGTCCCCCTGCACCCCCTCCCCCATCAGGGGAGTTTTTGGAGGCGGCAGCCGACGTACGCGCTGGCGCTCGACGCGGCGTCGCAGTACACATAGAAGAGGCCGAGGTTCCCGCTCTGACCACAGTCACCGCCGAAGCGCAGGCACGGGACGGAAGCGTTGAAGTACCAGCTATCCGACGAGTATGTGTTCTCGCTGCCACCGGTTGCCGTCGGGTAGATGCACCACTCCAGGCCGTTTTTGTCCGATACCGCAAACGCGCTGGGCCATCCGCTGGACGGCACGCCCACGGCGGTTCCTCCGCTGTTGTCCGAGAAGCTGGCCGGATTCATGATGATGTTCAGACCGGCGCTGTTGTAGTAGCAGCCGTCGCCCCAGTCGTACACATTGTCCCACAGGCCCTCGATGTTCCGGTACTGTGTGCCCAGGCCATAGGTGTCCCGGCCGCTCTGCGTGGTGCCCGTGTGGTAGGGCATACTGTCCGTATAGCCCATGTTCTCGGTGGCGCTGCTGTTTCCGCAGCCCTTGCCGATGGTCTTTTGGCTGTTCCAGTCCGCGAACTCCACCAGGTAGAGCATCCACAGCGTCATGCGCATCTGGATGTCGCTCTGCCAGATCGTGCTCCCCAGGGCGTGGATTCCGTTCCGTGCCGCGCTCCTGGTGATGTTCGCCTTTGGCTTTCCGCCCGTCTGGCTCTTGTAGTTGCTGGTGTGGCAGTGATACCGGCCCACATACACCACATCCCGCTCGCCCTTTCCGTCCCCGCGGTTGGCGTGGGCGGGGGACACATAGAATCCCTCGGTCGCCTTGTCCGCGATCTGGAGTTTCAATCGGTTCCCGTTCTTCGTCCATTTGAACCAGAACTTTGGGATCTTTACCAGCTCTCCTGCTTCGCTGTCCGATACCCTCGTCATTCCGCTCCAGGGCATCAGGTTGTCAAAGGGGCTTCCGTAGCTGCTGGCCCCCGCCCGGTACGGTGTCGGGTTTGCGAACCCCGCAGCGTCGTCCGTCCGGCTCCACACGGTCGTGCTCGTACCGTCCCACTCGACGCCGTAAATGCTCGGCAGGCTCACGGTCACACTGCAGGTTTTTGCCGACGGCGCGTTGTAGTTCGCGTCCGCCGCCACATTCACCGTCACCGTTGCACTTCCGTTTTTCACAGGCTTCACCGTGACGATGTTCCCGCTCACGCTCACAGTCACGATGCCGCTCGGGCTGGCGCTGGCCGTGATCGCCCCGGTTCCGGCCCGGGTCACCGTAATGGTTTTGCTTTGCGCCTTGTCCTCCAGGGTCATGGAACCAGGGGATATGGTCAGGCTTCCCGCGGCCTTCTGGATCGTCCATGCCGCATTTTTCGCTCCGGTTCCACCGTCGCTCCACTGGTAGTTTTCCTTCGGCGTGAAGGAGGCGGTGTAGTTCCCCGCGTTCGTCCCGCTCGTGGTTCCACCTATGGTCAGCTTTGCGCTGTCATAGTTTGCCCAGGTCGGGCTTTGTGCGCTCCCTGTATAGGTCACCGTTCCCGACTGGCTCGGAACCGCTGCAATGGTTGCCCTCCCAATGGCCCATTCCGCGGTCTTTTCTCCCGTTCCTCCGTCCTGCCACTGGTAGTTGCTTTTCGGGGTGAATGTCGCAAGGTAGCTCCCCGCGTTCGTCCCTGTGGTCGTCCCTCCCAGTGTCAGCTTGTCCGTATCGTACCCGCTCCACACAGGGCTTTGCGCTCCGCCGGTGTATGTCAGGCTCCCGCTCTGGGTTGGCACTGTTGCCACCGTCGCCCGCCCGATTCTCCATGTGACGGTCTTTGCTTCCGTTCCTCCGCCCGTCCAGGTGTACCCCTCCTTCGGGGTGAAGATCGCCTCATACTCTCCCGCGTCCGTCCCCGCGGTCTGCCCGCTCATGGTCAGGGTCTCCGGGTTATAGCTGTTCCAGCTCGGAGACTGCTGGCTTCCCGTATAGGTCAGGCTCCCGTTCTGGGATGGAACCGCGTCGATGGTGTTTGCGATCTTCGTGATTGCCTCCAGCGCAGAATCCGCCGCATCCTGTGCGGCCTTGGCCTTTTTTGCTGCCTCGTCCATCGCGTCCTGGAGGTTGGCCGCCCCAAGGCCCTGCTTGTCGGTGTAGCCGATTTCCGCCGCTTTGGTTCCGTGGGGATTTCCCGCCTTGATCTGGCTGTGGTCGTATGCCGTTTTGCCCCGGTCTCCGCGATATGCCGTGCTGGAGGTCTCGCCCAGGGCCAGATCGGAGCCGATGGGCACATAGGCCGACCCGCTCCACCGGTATGTGATGTTGGTCACCGCGTCCAGATAGATCTTCCCGCTCTCCGGCGTGATCTGCTCCTGGTACGCGGGGTCGGAGTAGAACGCCCCCTCGTGGTAGTACCCGTCTACCACATCGTCCACATAGCTGGGCAGCTGGGCCGCGGGCACATGGCCGCTCTCGTCCAGCTCCGCAAGGCCGTTGGGCACGCCCGCCGGAAGCTGCTCCATCTGCACCTTTCCGTCCTCGCCCAGCCCGGCCACGCCGCCGGGTTCATTCAACGGAAGCTGGCTCGTGTCCATCTTTCCGCCCTCGCCCAGATCTGCCTTTTTGTCGAACAGGGACTTGTGGGCCATTGTGTCCTGTTCGTGTGCGTCCATGGCCTGCGCGATGGCCTGTCCCATCGTTTCCGCCGTCACCACCGCCGCCGCGTCGATGGTCACCGAAAGCTCGCCCTGATTGGAAAACGCCAGCAGCCCATAGAAGGTGTACACAAAATCCGGCATCGTCTCTTTGCTCGGGATCTCGATGCCGATGTCGTTGTCGGTCTGGAAGAGGGCAATCATCTGCTCCCCCTCTTCATCCAGTGCGGCCCATACACCCAGCTGGTTCAGGGTGTACCCCGCCGCCGACTGTGGCGTTACCTGCATTTTCAGCCTCTGGCCCCCGTCCGCAGGGGTGTTGGAAATGATGCTCACCGCCTGTTTCTCGTTCACAAGTCCGCTCTGCGCCAGCATGGCGGCCTCGTCCACGCGGCCCTGTCCGCCCGCTGCCCGCGTGATGGTCAGTGTTCTTCCCTCTACCCATCTCCGCAGCAATTCGTTTCCGCCGTTCGTGATTACGCCTAACCAGGCCATAAGTTACCCTCCTTGTTCTTGTTCGGTCGTCCCGAAGTCGATTGTCACCGCGCCCACGCACGCCGCCAGCGCCCACGCCAGTGCCGTTCCCTTTGCGTCGTCCGGGCTTGGGTTGACGCGGATGGTCTTGCATCCGTCCACATACTCCGCACCCACATAGGCCGCCATTCCGTATGCCGTTGCCGTTCCGCCCGCGTCGTAGTATTCCACTTCCTCCAGGTGGGCGCTGAACCGTTTGGCCGCTGCCAGCCGCCGCTCGATTTCCCGTAGCGACATAGCCGCGAATTTCTCCTGCTCTTCCACGGTCATGATGTTGACCCGCAGCCGGAAATATCCCGGCTCGCCCCCGTACTGAAACCATTCCTCCAGGGTGGAGCCGGGATAGATCGCGTCCGCCTGTGCCTTGACCGCCGCCACCGTTCCCATCGTCCGCCGGATATTCAGCGCCGTTTTCACGATGCGGCGCTTCTGCTCGATGTCGTAGTCGGTGTCGTACCAGTCGATCTTCCAGTTCACCGCCAGGGCATCCAGCACTTCCTCGCCCACCGTGTCGATTGCCGTATAGATCTGGCTCCCGTCGATGTATTCCATGGTCTGCTTGTGCAGCTCCCACACCGCCAGCGACAGCGCCTTTACCCACGGTTGCTCCCGCAGCACGCGCGGCACGCCGTCCGCGATCTGTGCGTGATACAGGCTCTTAATCATCCTCCATCCCCCCGTAGGTTACCGATGCTCCGGTGCACTTCGGCAGCTTGATCCGTTCCACCGTTTTGTCCTGCGGGGCTGTCAGCGTCACTCGCTTCGCCCCCGCCTCTCGCAGCCGAGCGATCAGCTCCGTTGGATTGATGTCCCGGCCCAGCTTTCTTTGCCAGGTCTGGAAGTCGGCCACCGCCTTGTTGACCTTGTTCTGGATCTCGCTGACGGATTTTTGGTCGCTCTCCGCGATCCAATATGTGAGCGAGATGGAGTATTCCACCTCCTCCGGGGCGAGGCAGTCCACCTTGTCGCACAGCGGTCTCATGGTCTCCGCGCTCATGTACGCTTTCATGCCCTCCAGCTCCGTGGAGTTCGGCAGCCGAAGCCCTTCCTCGTCCTCGATCACGAAATAGATGTCCACCTCGTCCGGGTTCGGGCTGTCCGTTCTCACATCTGCCACATCGCCCCGCCATTCCCGCGCATAATATTCATACGCGTCTCTCGGCCCGGCGCAGCTGTACACGCTGGGGGAGAGGTAGATCCTCCGTGTCAGGCTGTCGTCGTCCTCTGTGTCCAGACCGCCCGTGCTCTCCGTGGTATTGCTCACGCTCCCGATGTACGGGATTGGGTCAACCAGGATCTTGATGCTCCCGGCCAGAAGCCCGCTGCTTCCCGCTCCCGCCTCCTGGGCCTGCACCACCACATCGGCGTAGGTTTCTCCCCTTTGGATCTCCGCGTAGTCCAGCGTGTTGAAATACTTCCCGTCCTCCGTCTTGACCCGTGTTCCGGCGGGCACGGCCACCACGCCCGCCTGGATCTCCGAAAGCGTGAAGCGCACCGTCGCCGTCGCCCTGGTCGGCCCCTTTCGACTGATTCCCACCAGGGCGGCCAGCGCGTCCAGCGCCTCTCCCGTGGAGGTGTTCAGCATCTCCATCCGGCCCTTTGTGTCCGCGTATTGCATCGTCTGATACTCCATGGCCGCGAACGCTTTCATCAGCAGGTTCAGCGGGTCTGCCGCCCCGATCACCGGGTCGCTCCCGGTGATTTCCCGGTAGTTCTTTGCGTAAAGCGCGCGTAGCTGTTCCTCGGTCTCCTGGAGCGTCATGTGCTCGATGAAGTTCAGCTCCGGGCAGTTCGCCAGCTCCGTGATATTAGACAAGTTCGATCACCACCTTTGGGGTCATATTTCCGTCCGGCGCGTTTCCCGCCGTCCAGTCCACCCGGGCCACCTTTGCCCTCGGTTCATACCGTTCTGTTTTTCGCACATATTCTGCCACCATCAACACCTGTGCGTTTTCCTGCGGGCCGTCGATGATGCTCCCGTCGATCCCAAACTCCCGATCCAGCGCCTGCTCTCCCGCCACCGTGCCGTACAGCACCTGCAGGTTTCGCAGCACCTCTTCCGCCACACTGTCGCTGGTCTTTCCCGGTAGGATCTCCACCACCGTTCCCTCTGTGCTCAACATGGCCTTTTCCTCCTCACAGGTATTCCTCGATGGTCAGCGTGACCTTGCACTCGACCATCACGCCCCCATGTATGACCGCCGCCCACTCGTCGCTGATGTCCACGATCTTGAATGGGTAAGGGGAGATGGGAGAATTGCCCACGATGAACCAGTCGGCCACCGCCCGCTCCGCGCAGTCCTGGAAGTGCCGCAGGACGCTTCTCGGGTTCACACCGTCCTGCGCCCGCAGCAGCAGGTCGTAGGAATATTTTTTCAGCTTCGGCGCGATCCACTGGCTCCTTGCCTTGGCCCCGGTGCGGTTGTGGGTCGCCCACTCGCTGCCGGATTGCCCTTTTAGGTTGCTCGGTGTCAGTATCTTCCGGTCGCTCACCGTGAAGGTCTGCCCCATGAAGCTTCCCAGTGCCATTTGCTATCCCCCCTCCGTCACTTCGGCGGCGTGGTGCTCCCGCCGATGCTGTCCGTATGCGTGTGGTTTACCAGGCTGATGCCCTGGATGGTGATGTCCCCGCTCCCCGCGCTCGCGGTGATCTCCGGGGCCGTCAGCTCGATCTTGGTCGGGCTGGTCACAGACACATCCCCCGCCTCCGTCACGGTGATAACCGCACCGTTTGCGGTGATTTTTGCCTCTCCGCCCTCCACCTCGATCTCCATCCCTTCCTTGGCCGACATGGACACCTTTCCGCCCGCGGCCACGCTCAACGCGCCGCCGGTCTCGATGCTGGCGAACCCGCCTGCCTCGATGCTCACCGATGTCCCCGCGATGATTCCCACGCCCGCGTTCGCGTTCATGCTGACGCTGGCCCCGGCGCTGGTGATCTGGATCTGCCCGCCGCCCACCAGGCTGATGGGGCCTTTTGCCTCGTCGTAGATCTCGCCGTTGCAGTTTCTTCCCGTGCGCGTGTCCACATACTGCGTAAAAACGCCCGTGTTCTCGTCGTATCGGTCGTATGCCTTTCCCTTCTGGCTTGCGTATTCCTTTCGGTACAGCCCCTTGTACCCCTCCGCCGGTTTGTTTGTCTGGTTCCATACCGTCCCCGTGGTGGTGGCCGCCGCAAGCCCGCTGCTGGTGTGGGCCACGCTCACCACCTGGCCCACCACCGGCATCTTGTATTCGCCGTTGCTCATGGCGTTTATTTTCCGCGTCACACTCTGGCCCCGGTCGAAGTAGGTCACCTCATAGGTTCCCGCCTCATAGTCGATGGAGCTTACCCGCCCGGTTCTGTTTTCTCCTGCCATGGCTCCGCCTCCTATCCGCCCGTCCCGCAGTAACTCGCGGGCACCCAGCCGGTCACATTCTGGCCCACCGGCAGCTTCCCGCAGCGGGCCGCGGTGTTGGTCATGCGGTATCGTCCCCTGATCAGGATGCCGTCGTAGAAGTAGTAGGTTCCGCTCTTGTAGCAGGCCGGGCTTTCCGATGTGCTCGCCACATAGAACGGCGCGTTCGTCAGCGTCACCGCCGCCCCCGCCACCGCGCCCGCCGCCGAGCTGGCGGCATTGGCCGCCGGGCTGGTCGTTTCGTATGTGCTGGAGTAGTTTTCTCCGCTGTCCTCCTCCTGCTCATGGTATTCGATCTGCCCGCCTACCTCCCAGTACCGGAACGCGGTGCCCACTCCGCTGCACTCAAAGTCAGATGTGATCCCGCCGTCCGATACCTTGTGCGTCACCTTGTCCACAAAGTATTTCCCGTCCAGGTTCCCGTACCCGCTGATCTCAATGCAGTTCCCGGCACTCACCAGCCACTCGCCGTCCACCCCGAACCGCAACTTCACCGTTCCATGGTTTGCCGCGTTCAGCTCCGCGCACAGCTGCACACTGGCATCATATACGCTGGTCGCCCGGCGGTTCACGCTCTTGGTGTGTGTCCCGCCGCCTACGCTACATACGATGTCGATGTCCTTGTCCGCGTCCGTGTAGTTGAAGTAGCCGCCCGTGTATGTCCCGGATAGGGTGGTGGAGTACCCGAAGCTCCCCGGCCTGATGTCCTCCCGCCGGAAGGTCTTTACCGCCGGTTTCTCCTTGTACTTCTCACGGTCGTACACCCACAGCCGCCTGGCGTAGACTTTCAGGATCAGCCCGTAATTTTTGCACAGGGTGTTGTAGTAGCTGCTGTCGGTTCCGTCCTGCTCGTCGCACTCGATGTCGTAGTCGTCCGCGTCGTAGGAGAAGCCCAGCCCGTACCGTGCGGCGATGGTCTCGCCGATTCGCTTGATGCTGGTGTTTTTCCAGATCACCTCCCGCTCCAGCTCCGAAAAGTTGCTGTCGCTGGGCTTGCTCACCCCGCCCATCTGCAAGGTGGTCGGCGCGTCCGAAAAGCTCACATCGTCCAGTACGAAAAGCCCGCACTCGATGCACCGGCTGTCCCCCGGCTGTTCCCAGTTGAACCCCCGGATGCGTGCCCGCAGGGTCGCCCCCTTTTCCGGCATCCGCCCCTGCAGCCACTCGCTGTCCTGCGCGTTCAGCGTGATGTCGATGCTGTCGCTGTTGTCCGCGGCGTTATCGGTATAGGTCAGGCTTTCCACCAGGGACGCGATTTCTTCCCCCGGGATAGCGTCTGCCGCGGCGCTCACGCTCCCCGTGCCCTCGCTTCCCGTGCCCTGGGCGTTCTCCGCGCTTTGCTGCTCCTGCCCCTGGCCGCCTCCGCCGGAAAGCCCGATGGCCTCCGCGTCCACCCAGCCGGTCACATTCTGGCCCACCGGCGTTTTCCCCACTCTCGACGGCGTGTTGGTGATCCGGTATCTCCCTTTGATCAAGATCCCGTCGTACAGGTAGTAGGTTCCCGTCTTGGTCGCGGCCTTGCTCGTGGCTGTGCTGGACACATAGAGCGGCACGGCGTTCAGCGTGATGGTGGCTCCCGCCGTCGCGCCGGAGCTGGCGGCTCCTTCCGCCGCCCCGCCGGTCTCCGTCCTGGCAGCGGCTCCCCCTGCCTGGCCCGCCGCCGAGCTTTCTTCTCCCGCCTCCGCGTCCGCCTTGACCGCCGCGGAGTATGCGGTCTTTTTGTATTCCACTGACATGGATATTTTTCTGGTTTCAATCATAGCTCGCCTCGTATTTCCATGGCGGCAGTTGTCCGTCCCGCTCCTCCGGCAGCGCCGGGGTGTTGAGCGTCACCCCGGCGCTGAAAACAAAGGTCTCGATGTGTTCCCGGTTGGCCTCCATCAGGAGGTCTGCGTGGTACTCGCTTCCATATACCGCCTTTGCGATTGCGTCCCATGTATCGCCGCTCTTTGTGGTGTACATTGTTCTCCTCCTCAATAGGCTGTTCTGGCCTGCTTTCGCTGCATCTGGATGTACCACGCCTCGAACTGCGCTTTCGCCTCGGCCAGTGCCTCGTCGATCACACTCCGGTCTGCGTTCCCCTGAACGACAATGGTGGGCGCGAATGTGATTCCACCACCGCCGGTTCCGCCGCTCCTCGCCGGAATGTCCGACAGCTCCACAGGCCGCACGCCCAGCATCCGCCCGGCCATGGCCCATGTTCGGATATTGTCTTGCCGCACCGCCCTCTGGAAGCTGATCACCGCCTCCGTCCCGGCCTCGCCTGCGATGCTCGCTCCGTTCGTGAATCCGCCCTTTGCCAACATGGGGATCTCCGGGATATTGATGGAGAATTTCTTTCCTCCGATCAGCGGCACCCAGTCCGGTATGTCCAGCCCCAAGCCGTTGATACCCGAGATAGCCTTGTTTATCAGTGCGATTACCGCGTTTATCGGGGTTTTGAACAGTGCGCCCAGCGTGTCGAAGATGCCCGTGAAGATAGATCGCACGCCCTCCCAGGCCTGCTTCCAGTTTCCAGTGAACACGCCGGTGATGAAGGTGATGATACCCTCGAACACCGTCTTTACGCCCGCTATTGCCGTGCTGATTCCCTCCCAGAAAACCGAGATGGCGGCCAGCACCGCCGGAACGACTACCTGTCCGATGTTCAGCAGCGCGGTCGCCAAGGTCTGAATGATGGGCATAGCCAGCGTAATGGCCTGCCCTATGATCTGCGCCACTGTCATAACCGCAGACCCCACGCTGGAGATGATGCTGGAGATGTATGGGGCCGCCGCCGTAATGGTTTGCAAGATAATGGGCACCACCGTCTGGGTGATGAAGTTGAACAGGTCTTGGATGATCGGCTTCACCGTTGTGGTGGAAAAGCTCACCAGCTGCCCCACCACAGTCATGATGGATTGCAGAACGCCCACTACTCCGTCAAATGCCCCGGCTCCAAGGCTGTTCCCGGCAAAGATGCCATTCTGCCCGAACAGCATTTCCCGGAACCCGGACAGTGCCGTTGCCACTCCGCCGTCAACAAATAGCCCGCTGATGAATTTTCCTACATTTGACAGTGCACCTGTGAACTTGTCAAAGACGGCCAGCCCCTGCTCGCCGAACACATTTCCGACGATGGTTCTGATGCCCTCCAGGTTATCTCCCAGCAGGCTCACCACGGCGATGATCGAGGAGATCACGCCTACCACCGGCAGCGCCCCGGCCAGCAGGCTCCCAAATCCGCCCGCCAGCGGCCCCCAGATGCTGCCCAGCAGCCCGGCCCCGGCTCCAACCGCTTTTCCTGCGCCAGAGCTTGCGATGCCGCCGATGAACCCGCTCGCTTTCCCCAGCATCCCTCCGATGGACTGCTGGAGTACGCTTCCCTGGATAATGCCTGCCGCGCCCAGGCCCGCCGCCTTGGTGCGCAGGCCCAGCGTCGCGGCGTTTAGGAATCCTCCGGCTTTTCCGCCGATGTTCCCCAAAAATCTGCTGATCGCGCCTCCTGCCTTTGTGCTCCCGACGGCAGACCCGAAGTTACCCATGGCCGCTCCGATGCCCGAGAGCCATCCGCCCGTCTTGGTTCCAGCTGCGGCGTTTGCCAACACGCTCCCCGCGCTCTGGTATCCCGACAGCATCCCCGGCGTTCCCTCCGCCGCCTGGAGCAGCCCCGTTGTTCCGGCCAATCCGTTTCCAGACAGCAGGCTTGATACTGTGGCTCCCAGCGTAGTCAGCAGCCCGTTTCCAGAGGCCGCTCCGCCAAAGGCAGATGCAAAGCCCGCGCCCGCCGTGCCCGCTTTCTTCCCGCCGGTAAACAGGCTCTTGATTCCGCCCAGCAGCCCGCCGCTTTTCCCTCCGCCCGGGCCGCCTCCTCCGGTTCCTCCTCCGAGCAGTAGGCTGCCCGCTCCGGACAGCAGGCCTTCCGCTGCGGGTGCAAACTTCATACCCACGAAAGCTGCTGCAAGCCCTCCGATGATCTTTGCCACCTGGTCTCCGTTGTTCAGCAGGTAGTCAAGCCCCTTCTGGATATAGGGCAGCGACGCGTCCATAGCCTCTCCCAGCTTCTGAACGCCCCGGCTCGCCAGCTCTCCCAGCGTGTTTGCCAGCTGTGTCAGCTCCGGCATATTGGCCCGGATTCCTTTCAGGAAGTCGATCATGGAAAGCCCGAACTCCTTGTATGCTGGCAGGAACGCGGTTCCAATGTCGTCCATCAGGGCCAGCCTCGTGTTCCCCAGCATCGTATTGATGGCCTCCGGGGTTGTTGCCTTGATGATGAACTCCTTCTCCATGCTCCCCGTCCACAGGTTCGGGTCGGAGATTTCCTGGAGCATACCGGTCAGCAGGCTTAGGTTCTGCGTGATCTTCGCGCCGCCCTCAATGGCCCATTGTCCAAACAGGGCGTTCAGCGTGGACAGCTTTTCTTCCCCCGGCAGGCTGTTGATCGCCTCGAACACTTTCAGCAGCGTCCCAGTTCCGTCCGTCTGCATAGCCGCTGCAAGCTCGGTCGCCGTGAATCCAAGGCGCTCCATCGCCTTTTGCTGGTTTGCCGTCGCCATGCTGCCCTTTGTGATGTTGGTGTAGATCCGCTTTATGCTGGTTCCGGCCACATCCGCGCTCACGCCCATGGCCTGCATACTGGCCGCGATGGCCGCCGTGGCTTTTACATCCACGCCCGCGATTTGGCCCATGGATGCCGCTTCGTTCACACTCGCCGCGATTTCGGCCGCCGTGGTCGCGTAGTTGTTTCCCAGGTAGTTGATCACATCCGCCACTTCCATGATCTGGTCGTGGTTCATGTTGAACGACTGTTCCCACTTTGCGCCCCAGTCGCCCGCCTGGTCTGCGGAGATGTCCATGGCCGTGCCCCACATGGCGATGTCTTTCAGGAAGTCCGTTTCCATCAAGTCCTCAAAGGACTTGCCGGACTGTCCCGCCGCCGCCGCCAGGCGGGTCAGATCCTCGAAGGTGTACGGGATCTGCGTGGAAAGCTCTTTCAGCCGCTCTTCCAGGGCGGCGTAGTTTTCCGCATAGGTTTTCCCGTTTTCCGCCAGCTTGTTGCTCGCCTTGCCCGTTTCGTCCGCCATTCCGTCCACGACCTTCACCACATCGGCCATGTAGTTCTCAAACTTGGCCGCTTCCTTGGTGCAGGCCGCTATGGTTGCGATTGTCCCGGTCGCCAGCGCGCCCATGGCCGCCAGCCCAGCCGTCCCAAGATTGCTGATGCTCTTGGAGAAGCTGCTGATTTGGCCCTGGCTGTTTTTCAGCGCCGTCGTCAGGCTTTTGTCCATCTTACCGGCGATCTGTATGCTCAGTTCTAATGTTTTGTTCTTCGCCATTCCTCCGCCACCTCGTTATTCAGCTCCACAAACTCGCGGATCGGGAGGCCCAAGTAGAAGTCAAGCCCTGTTTTTGTCACCTCCGACAGGCGGATCGCCGCTTTGCGCAGGGCCTTTGCTCCGCCCTTTACCCGAAAAAATCCGGGTCGTTCACCGCGTTTTTCAGTTTCAGCACCTCGTACAGGGGTAGGCCGGTGAAGAAGTCCTCCGGGATTCCCGTCGCCATGGACGCGATCACGCAGGCGTACAGGTAGTTTGTGCTGTTCTCCGTCACCACGAATCCCTCCCGGGCCATCCGGTTTTCCGCCTCGCTCTCATTCAGGGAGTTCAGGTCGGCCACGCCGTTCAGGTCGATCTCCTGGTAGCTCTTTCCCTTGTAGTAGTGCGCCTGCGCAAGGCGCATCACATGGTTCTCGGTCTCCTCGCTCACATTCAGGAATCCTCTCACCGCGGTGGAGACCCGTTTAGCAGCGCCCCGTGGCATCAGCTTGAAGAACTCGATGGGCAGCCCGGTAGCCTTTGCCGCGATGCTCCGGGCAAACGCCGTGGTGGTCTCGCAGAGCACCGCCGCCGCCACTTCCTGCTCGCTGAAAAGCTGCCGCTGGATCTCGATGGCATCCTTGATGGTCAGGTTGTGCAGGCCGTTCAGGTCGATCTCGCTGTACGCCGTGTTCTCAAACAGGTAGGGCTTTTCCAGCTTCACCACGATCTCCTGTCTGTTCTCCTGGTTGTGCTCCCGCTCCTGTTCGGTTTCTTCGGTCACGATTTTTTCCTCTGCCATGTCAGAAAATCTCCTTTCGCCTTATGCTTGTACGAAAACACGGCCCACCCCTGTTTTCGGGTGGGCCGTGCTGTTGTCCGCACAGGTTAGATCAGGCTGTTCACGCCAGCCAGCATATCCGACCCGTTGACCTTGTAGACCCCGTTCAGCTTGTCCACCTCCAGCAGCTGAACTCCGTCCACTTCCACCATGATGTAGGTAAGCTCCAGCGTGACGGTGGCCTCCATGGCCTCACCCTTCTCGATCTTGCCGGGGTTGAAGCTCTTCACGCGCCCCATCTCCACCACGCGCAGACCCTTGAAGTTGTATCCGCCGCTCTTGTCGTACACCTGCTGCGCGGCGCGGAAGGTCAGGTTCACGGTGGACAGGGGGGAGAGCATATCCATCGCGGAGCTGTACAGGGTGTTGAACTGGATCTCCTGCTCCATGCTCTCGAACTGCCCGATGGTGGGGCTGTCCAGCTCTCCGTTCACACCGACACCGGCCACGGTGCTGGTTTTCATGTTGACCTCCGGCAGGGTCACGGAAGCCGCAACGCCGATCATCTTCGAGCCGTCCAGATAGGCGTTGTAGTCGTTGATTTTCTCCGGGATGTAGTTGTTGGAAATCATGTCATTCTCCCTCCCTTATCAGAGCAGCGCTTCGGACAGGGCATTGGGATCGAACTCGATGATGTCCTCAATGTCCTCCGCAGGGGTGAACGGGGTGATGTACTGGTGGAAGGTGATCTTCCCGTTCAGCAGGTCGGTAGTGGTGTTCTCGTCCTCGTTGAAGGTGGTCTCATACCGTGCGCACACGCCCCGGGCCACAAAGCCGTTGCCGCGTACATTCTCGCTGTCCACGATGGCCTCGATCAGCCGCTTGTTGGCAGGGTCGTCTACCTTCTGGAAGTAGGTCAGAATGAAGGAGTTGGCCGCCCAGGACAAGAACCGGCGCACGCTGAACCATCTGTCCTTCGGGTCTGTGATGCCCGGATATGCCGCGGTGTTGTTGCCCCACAGCCGGAACCCGTTCATGTTCAGCCAGGTTGCCACGCCGTAGCTGTTCACCACATTCGCCTGTTCCTGGTCAAGCACGACCTCCGTTCCGTCCGGCAGGCAGGCAGCAGAGATAGCGATGGTCTTGTTGCTGGGGCTGACATTGGGGGTGTCGTCGTTGGCTGCATCGGTGTACGCCGTCAGCGCGGCGGCCAGCGTGGAGCCGCTGTACACAGTCTCTCCCACCTTTCCGTACAGCCACACCGCATAGGCGTAGGGGTCGCTCACCGTCTGCCCCTCCTTGGTGGTTTTGACATCGGTGTACCGCTCCGCACCCTCTTCCGTGCAGTCGATGTCCACGATGCACACCGCGCTGAACACGCTGTTGATGCTCTTGGTTTTCGCCTGCAGGGCCGCCGCCACGGTGGCCTCCATGCTGTATCTGGGCGCGATCAGAATGCCCGGTGTCATGCCCAGGATGGGGTACACCTGCCGGATGACCTCCATGCCCGTCTCCTTGCCGGAGCTGACATCCACTCCGCCCACGATGTCCTCCGCCGTCACCTTCGAGGGGTCGAGTTTCTTTCCGCTCACGGTCAGCTGTGTGGCCCCGTTCCCCGCGCCAGTGGAGAGGATCACGATGTTCAGGGTGCCATCGTCATTCCACACGGTGGTGTAGTCCGCCCCCGCCACCAGGCTCTCCGAATCCTTCTTCACCACCAGTTCGTCCAGCAGTGCGCCCACCTCCGTCAGCACGGCCACGCCGTCGTTGACCTGAATGATGGTCTCCTCGATGTCGGCGGTATGCTTCGCCGGGTCGAGCACATTGATTAGCACCATGGGGGCCACGCCTACCACGCTGAACGCGGCGCTGATGCACTCGCACAGGGTGTAGTTCTGGAAGTCGCCCACATAGCCGACAGCCTCAACAGCCTCCTTGTAGTTGTTCACCAGCAGGGGCTTGTTCACCGCCGCCGCGGGGTCGGCCAGCATATTGACCGGCGCGGTTCCCACGGCCACGATAAGGCCAGCCGTCCCGGTGATCGGTGCAATCAGGCTGGTTTCCACCTCGCTGGTGTAAACGCCATGTTTATAAGCCATAGTTTCCTTTCCTCCTTACAGTTCGGATTTGATCTTGCGGTAGAGAATGGCTTCCGCCGTCCCGGCGGTCTCCATCCGCTTTCTGGTCTGGGCGAAGCGATCCACCGGAACCACCAGGGCGGCGGCCTCCGGGTGTTTCTGAATGAACTCCTCCAGCTCCTGCGGCATCCCGCCGGAATACACGGTGTACTGCTTTGCCACGCCCCGCACGGTCGGGCCGCAGTACACCACCTTGCCGCTCACCTTCTCCGCCTTACCAGCTCTCTTGGCGGCCCGTTTCTCCGTGCCGGTCTCCCGCGCCTCCGTCTTGGCCGCGGTCTCCTCGGTGACTTCCGCCCGGGCGGTGTCGTCCTTTTTGTTCATACCAGTCCCTCCAATTCTGTGTCCTGTGTCATGGCCGGGGCCGTGCAGGTCACATTACACGCCCCGAAGTAATAGGGGTGCGTGTCGTCGTTCTGCATGGCCCACACGAAAGGTTTTAGTGCAGTAAAGCACCCGCCGAAGTACGGCCTGGTGCACAGCCGCTGAATGATGTCCTCTTTGATGTTCGCCACATCCTGGTAACCTTCTCGTGCCACGCCCTCGTCGTAGGCGCACACGATCAGCGAAAACTCCACCTTCTGCGGGCCGTCGTCGTTCTCGATCTGCCCGCCCGTCATGCGCACCACGATGTATGGGGCCGCCGCCGCGTCCGTGTCCGCGTCCGTGTCGTCGTCCTCCGGCACGGGCAGATCCTGCTTAAAGATTTTCAGCTCTTTTCGCCCTTCCTGCCCGTTGTACTTCTTCCCGGCGAACAGCTCCTCCAGCATCTCCACCATCGCGTCCTGGCAAAGCTGCGGGGTTCGCCCGATGCCCGCGGCCTCTACCGCGTCCATGTAGTTTTTCATGCGTTACCCCCTTTTCGCTTTCGCCCGCTCGATGATCCGCTCGGTCTGCTCCATCAGCCGGTCTTGCAGGTATTCCACCACTTCCGGCTCCACGAGGGGCCATACTGTGCTGTGCATACCAGCGGCAGAAGGGCTTCCCATGGTCACCAGTTTTTCCACTCTTCCGTCCTTGGTTCTCCACCTCGGGTGCCCCCGCTCCGTGGTCTTGTGGCTGGAGTTGGAACCAATTTTTCTCTGCACCATTCCCACATGGCCGCTCTTGAACTCCACCAGGAAGCCCTTGCTCAAATTTCCCTTCTCGCCTGTCAGCGCGGTCATGGAGGATGATTTCAGCACGCGGGCCTTCACATGGGCCGGTGCGCGGTTCAGCACATCCCGCCCGGAAAAACTTTCCGTCGGCCTGTGCTGGAAGTAGCCCAGGTCGTTGCGCATTTTTGCGATATGCAGCTCTGCGCTCAAACTGGTGTTGGTCGCCTTTTTCCTCTGCACCAGATCTTTCAGGTGCCTTTGCCCTGCGGCGTTCACCGCATACCTGGCCTTCGCCTTGGCGATCATCAGCTTCCGGGCCTCCCTCGCCGTGGCGTTTATGGCTACCTTGGCCGCCGCCGGTGTCTTGCTTTTCAGGTCGCCCAGGGCCTCCGCCACATCCTCCATCCCCTCCACGGTGATGGTCATGGTGCCCGCGTCGTATGTCACCCTGCTCATTGCCGCGTCCTTTCCATGGAGATGCGGTAAACGCCCGTCTCTTCCTCGCAGCTCAAAATGCTGTAAGTGCGCTGCGTCTTTTCTCCCTTGTCCAGCACCAGGTGCTTTCCGATCTTCGGCTTCGGGCCGTAGTCCTCCGTGCGGATGTACAGCACCGTGTAGGCCGTGTAGAGGCCGGTGTCAAAGTTCTGCTTGGCTCCCGCCTCCCAGTGCGCCGCCCGCTCTTTCAGTCCATGATCCTCCAGAATGACCAGTACTTTTTTCCCGTCCACCGTGTGCCATTCCGCGTGCTCGTTCTCCTCGAAGAAGGTGAGTTCCAGGTCAGCCTCCGCGCAGTCCTTGAAGGTCGGCGCGCTCCATTCCTCTCCCGGCTTCGGCCCGTAGTCCTGGTTCAGTTCAAACAGTGCCATCGCGTTTCCTCCATAGAAAATCCCCCGCCCGCGTTTGCGGGCAGGGGGTGGATTGTCAGCACACGGTGGCGACCAGCCAGCTGTCTACCTTGTCGGGGATGGGCAGGGGGTGGGCCTGGAGTTCCACCATGCGCCGGTCGGGGTGATGCTCCACATAGCTGCGCAGCAGCCGGGCGGTCTGTGCGGTCACCCACGCCTGGCTCGCGTCGTCGATGTAGGTGCACAGGCCGTAGGCCATCATGTAGTTGGGCTTGGAGCTAATCAGCACCACCACATTGTCAGGGATCAGCGGCTTGGTTTCCGGGGTGTCCGGGTCAGTCCAGTCGTCGTAGTAGACCTCGCCGTAGCTGTACAGCTCCAGGCTGGGGTCGGTCAGGTGGCCCAGGTAGCGCACGCCGTTGGGCAGGTCGCGGGGGGCGATCTCGCCCATGTTCATGCGCCGGTTGTCCAGCATCTTCTGCACGGTGGCATCGTTGAAGAACGCTTTCTTGGCCGCCTTTCCCATGATGAGGGTGTCCGCGTTGGCAAATCCGCCGTGGAGCACCGTGTCCACCCAGTCGCCCAGGTTGCCCATGATGTCCGCCTTGGAGCCGCCCCACTTGTTGTCTCCGGACAGGGTGACCTTGTTGGTGAAGCCGAAGTCGATGATCTCGTTCACTCCCTCGCCCACGATGGGGATCTGGCCTGTGATGATGGCCTGCACGGCCATCCACTCCTCGCGCCGGGTGGTGGCATCGTTCAGGGTGTTGTACTCCTCCATCAGCTTCTGCGCGGCCCGCTGTGCCGGGGTCATGCCGCTGTACAGTTCCTCTCCGGGCAGCCGGGTCATGAGCTGGTCTGCGGTGGTCACATCATAGGGGTTCACCAGGGGCGGCTTGTAGCTCTGGGTAGTGTAGCCGTTAGCGGTCAGCACCTTTCCACCCGCCCGGGGGTGTACAAAGGCCGCCATGCGCCGGTCGCCCTTCACCAGGTCGATGTCCACCCGCTCGGTGGAAAAGGTCTTGATGTTGGTGAAAAAGGTGTCCCGGAAATAGGTGTGCACCGGGGGTGCCTGCCGCACCACCTCGGCCAGGTATCGGGGGGTGTAAATATTCACTTCATTCGCCATGTCGTTCTCCTCCTCACTTCACGAAGATGCCCAGGTTGCGCAGGGGCACTTCCACATCCGCCACAGTGGCATTCTCGGGCAGCACCAGCGCGTCGCCGAAGAAAGCGCCGGTCAGGTAGACCACGACCTCTTCCTCGGCCTCTGCGTCGTCAGCCACGATACCGTACAAGCCGTCGGTGTCCACGGTGTAGCTCCCCGTGCTCCCGCTCACCGTCAAGAGGGCCAGCTCGCCGCTCTCGTCCAGCTTCACCACAGTACCCCGCGTCACGGCGACGGATGCCACCTTGACTGCGGTGTTGATCTCCGCGCCCCCTGCGATTAGGTAGTCAGGCTCGGTGGAAAAGGTCTTTCTCTCCAGATCCATACCCATGATCTCGTCCTCCTTTTACTTTTTCGCGCCCATGGCCTTGAGCGCATCCATGAACTCGTCCTTCTTCTCGCCGCCATCGGCACCGGCGCTTGCTTCCACGCCGTTCACGCCGCTGTCGCTTGCATCCTTCTCCATACCGGCAAGGAACTTGTCTCCCTGCTTCTTGGCGTTCTTGACCACCGCCTTGGCGTAGTCCTCCGCGCTCATGGGCTTGGTGAACTTCGCCTCGTTGGTCATTTCCTCGCTTCCGGGCAGGCACATTTCCTCGATGTCCTGGATGCGCTGGCGCTCCGCGTTTCTGGCTTCCTGCGCCGCCGCCTCCTCGATCTTTCCAACCAGCTCCGGGTATGCCCCGCGCAGGTCGTCCACGGTCTTGATTTCGCTCGCCATGTTTTCTTCCTCCTTATGGCCGTTTTTATTTACAAAGCCTCCGGCGGCGGCTGGCGCTGCCTTGCTGCTCTGTACAAAGTTTGGGGCCTTGTTGAATGGCAGGCCCGTGTTGATGCTGTTGACGAACAGCATCCCGCCCCGGTTCTCCACCACGGTGGCCTCGTCGTCCACCAGCTCGTCTACAAAGCCGTTTTCTTTCGCCGTGGCCGCAGTCCACCAGCTCGTCGCGTCCATCCATCCCGTAACCTCGTCCCTGTCCCGCCCGGTCTTTTTGACATACAGGCTGACGATGCTCTCCTTGATGGCCGCCAGGGCCTCGATGTATCTCCGCAGCTCCTCCGCATCATAGTAGCCGTAGGCCCCAATGCGCACGGGGTGCACCATGTAGGTGGTGTCGTTGGCCGCGATCACCCGGTTGCAGTGGCAGGCCACTATGGTAGCCGCGCTGGCACACAGGCCGTCGATCTTCGCCGTTACCTCCGCCGGGTGCTGCTCCAGCTGGTTTCCGATGGCCTGGGCCGCGAACACATCTCCGCCTCCGCTGTTGATGCGCACCACGATCTTGTCCAGCGGCCCCAGTCCGGCCAGCTCGTCAGCAAACTGTCTCGGGGTCACCTCGTCCCCCCACCAGCTTGTCTGCGATATGTCTCCGTAAAGCAGCAGCTCCACGGTGTTGTCCACCGAGTTTCTGAACTGCCAGAATTTTTTGTTGTCGTGCATTTCCTCTCCTCCTCATTCGCCCACCGGCGGTGCTTGCTGCGCTTGCGGGTTGGTGATCTCCTCCACCTCCTGTTTCCGCCTTGCCTCCATGGCCCTCTGCCGGATGTTGCGGTTGTAGTCCCCTCCGGTCATTTGCGCGGTCTCCTCTTGCGCTGTGCTGAAACAGGCATCCACCCGCTTGATGGCCGCCTCCACTTCCTGCACCGGGTTCAGGTTGGTTCTGGCCGGGCCGTTCCATGCGCACCCCGTGTAGGCCTTTCTCCGGGCCGGGTCTGTGAAAAAGCCCGGCGCTTTGATCCTCCCCCGGGCCACGGCCTCGGCGAACCATTCCTCATACACCGGCTGGCAGAAGTCGTCCGCGAACCAGTCCCGCTGCATACTGCACACGCGCCAGAACTCATTGAGTGCGCCCCGCGCGGAGGAGTAGCTGGTGGTGAACTGTTTGAGCATCACTTCCGGCGGGATCTCCAGCGCCGCGCCAATCAGCTTGATCGTTGCGTTGGTGAAGGTGTCATACCCCGTGTTCGGGTGTTTCGGGTCTGCGAACACCGGCTCTTCCCCGGGGTTTAGGTCGATGATTGCCCCAGGCCCCAGCTCGATGCTCGTCTGGTCGTTCGCGTCGATCAGCTCCGATGCCGGTATCATCTCCCCGAATGGCCGCCCGTCGCTCGGGCTTTGGGACTTGATGAACACTGTGAACATGGCGGAAATGACCGCCGCCGTGATCTCCGCGTCCGTGTACCTTCCCAGCTGTTTCAGGCTCTCCAGCACCGGGGCCAGGATGGGAACTCCGCGCCGCTGGCCCACCCGCTCCCGGTTCATCACATGGAGCACATTCCTGCGCCCCGTGTTTTTCCCGTATGCCTCCACCCGCGTCCAGGTTATGCCCTCTGCGTCCACGGCGCTGTTGCTGCCCAGTGGGTGCCGGTTGCATACCCAGTAGGCTACCACCATTCCGTCCCGGTCTGTCTCCACGCCCTGCACGATGTTGTGGACTTTGTGGCCCTGTACCACGCACGGGGCCAGCCGGTCGAATCCGTCCGGCGAGCACACCCGGTCTCCCTCGATCAGCCGGACGCGCAGATCATACGGCTGTCCCGCCATCTTCTTCACCGGCAGCAGGGCCACCGCGTCTCCGTTCATCAGGTATGACAGAAACGCCAGCTGCTGGAGCTTGTAGAAGTTGTCCACCCGCTCCGCATCGCACACCGGCGTGTCTGCCCACAGGGAGAACTCCCGCGTGATTTGCCCCTGCAGCTCTTCCGTCTGCTCCTGCGTCAACCCCAGGTATTCTCCGTCGATCTGCGGGGACGGGATCAGCCCGCTCGCCACCACATTGGTGCGCATGGTTTTCAGGGCCGCCGCCGCCGTCGGGATTCCCATGTATGCGTCCCGGCTCCTCTGGCGCAGCACATCCAGGTTGTCCTCGATGTCCTCCTTGGCGCTTCCGCCGTGGTACATCCAGCCCCTCATGCTCTTCTTGGTCTGGTTGGCTCCGTAGTTCCCGTAGCCGCTGTTGATAACCGACAAAGCGGCCCTGGCCGCCGCCCGTTTCGCCGCGTGGACGGGGGCGACAGCCGCAACCGCTCTGTCAAGCATATTCGGTTTTGCCATGCCTGCCCTCCTCACACATCACGAATGACTGCCCGGTAGGCCCGGTTTCTCCCGCCGTTCTTTTCCTCGGCTTCGACCTGTGCCAGCTTCCCGGCCCAATACTCCATCTGCTCCCGGATCTGTTTCAGGTCTGCCCGCGTCAGCATCCGGTTCCCAATCTGATAGCTCTGTCCCGTTGCCACGGCTTCCTCCGCCGCCAGCCAGGTGTTCAGCTTCTTGCTACACAGCTCCTTGGTGAATACCGCCATAGAATTAGATACCTCCCCCTCGCACGACCCGTCGGCCTGTCGGGCGCTTCCTCGGCTTCGGCGCTCCCTCCGTCACCTGCAGCACCGGGTTTGCGATCTCCAGCGCCGCGGTGGCGTAGTTCCGCAGGTCAAGCGGCTCATTTCTCTTGTGCTTGCTGTCTTTCAGCTCCCACATGACCACCGGCCTGCCCTTGCGGAACCGCACCACCATTTTCTCCGAGGCCAGGCCCTTGAAGTATGCCTCGTCATACCCCGCTTCCTCGTTCATCGGGAAGTGGCAGTAGTTCGGCCCCTTCGCTTCATGCCGCAGCCGCTGATACAGCAGCGCCTTTCCCGCGTCCACGCCGATGGTGAAGAGCGGCGCTTTCACGCGGTTGTTGGTGGATGGATTGCGGATGTACGGTACATCGCTCCCACCCTTGCCCTTGATGGCCCATACCTTCCGCTCCCACCTGTCCCGGCAGAAGCGCAGCACCTGGTCTGCGTGGTGGCCTCCGCTGTCCATGCAGGCGCTGACGATGTACAGCGCCGTTCCGTCCTTCTTCCGAAATCCCGCCAACAGAAAAGCGTCCAGGTCTGCCCACACCTGTTCTTTGAGCAGGTCGCCGTAGATCTTCTGGTAGCGTATGCCCCAGCTCTCCTTGCCGATGCCCCAGCCCACCACTTCCACTTCAAAGCGGTCGTCTTGCACATCGACCCCAGCCGTGAGCACCAGAACATCGTCCGGCACTTCCGCGTCGTACAGCTCCCGGCGGTTGTAGAGGGCCGCGTCCTCCACCTGTTCGCCCTGCTCCTCCCAGGTTTCTCCCAGCTCGGTGTTCACCCAGACCTTCATTCCCTCCGGGTTCCCCTGGTCAAGCTGTTCCTTTGCCACCAGGAACTTTTGTACGATCTCCTTCCAGGAGCAGAATGTGGATGCCAGTGTGTTCAGGTGGAAGCCTCTGGCCTCCGCCCCCGGGTTCTCCGGCACGAACCTTCCGTTCCGGGATGCCTGTTTCCACCGGTATTCCCCGTTCACGCTTCCGCACCGCTCGCACTTGTACAGCACTTCCGCCTGCTGGTTTTCTTTGTCGAAGATCACATTCGCCCACACGAGTGGCTGGTAGTGCCCGCAGTCCGGGCACGGCACATTCCACTCTTCCCGCGTGCTCTGGTTGAACTCCGTTTCAATGCGGCTGTGCCCTTTCAGAACCGGCGTGGAGACAATCACGGTTTTTTTATCCCAGAAGGTCGTCTGCCGCTTCTGTGCCAGGCTCAAAGGGTCGCCCTCCGTCCCGGCGCTGGCCGGGTATCTGTCCACCTCGTCTGCCAGCAGCACCTTAATGGGTCGGCTGGCAAGCCCCGTGGCCGAGTTCGCGCCCACGATAGTGATGTGTCCGCCGGGGAAGTTCTTCTTCATGATGGTATTCCCACTGTACCGGCTTTTCACATCCACCTTGTCCCGCAGTTCCGGCGTGTCCCGTATCATCGGGGCCAGCCGGTCTTTGGAGAAAGTCTGCCCCATGTCCAAGGTCGGCTGCATCACCAGGATCGGCGCGGGCGCGTAGTCCATGTAATACCCCAGCGGGTTCAGGATGAAAGCGTCCGTCTTTCCGATCTGGGCGGCGGACATAATGACCACCTTTCGGATGTGCGGATCTCCGATGGCATCCATGATCTCCCGCTGGTACGGTGCCTTGTCCGTGTGCCACCGCCCCGGCTCCGCGCTGCTCTCCGCCGACAGCACCCGGTATCGGTCTGCCCACTGGGAAAGCGTCAGCTCCGGCGGCGGTTTCAGCACCGCCGCGCACCTTGCCAGCAAATCCATTGTGGCCTTTGGCAGGTCAATGGTCTTTGCTCTCTTCATGTTTCTTCTCCCCGTGCCCGGGCCACATCCTCGCGTATTCCTCCCTCACGCACCTCGGGAACAGGCATAGCACCTTGTCCTGGCTGGTATGCGACCTCCATACACACCCCTCACACGGGTGTTTCCTTTTCTTTTTCTCCATCGCTCTCTCCGTCCCGCTCCGCAAACGCCACGCGATAATCGCTCATTTCCTCCAGGATTTCGTCAATGGTTCCTTTCAGCTCGTCAAATATGGCTGTCTGGTCATTTCCCAGCGTCGCCAGCTTCGGCGACAGCTTGGCGGGCAGGGCCAGGAACCGGCTTCGTATGTTCAGAAACATGGTCTTGATGCCCCGCTCGATGTCCTCCGTCCGGTGGACTTCCCCCCGGCGCAGCTCGTTTTCCAGCTCTGCCGCCTTTCTCTTTTCCCGGGTCAGCATGGTTCGCTCATTGGTCAGTGTCTCTTTCCCTGCGCCCCCGATGTATGTGATGTACCTCGCCACCGTCGGCTGGAGTTCGTATAGGCCCGGCCTTGCCTCCGCGATCACGCCCTCGTCCCGCAGCTGCCGCACCCGCCGTTCCGTCAGGCACAGCCACTGGGCCACCACCTTGCTTGTGTAAAGCGTCATGTTTCACCTTCTCCTCCCTCTGGGTCTGGCACATCCACCGCGCCGGTCGCCCGCATCCGCAGCAGCGCCAGGCGCTCCCGCTCCAGCTCCATCCGCCGCTCGCTCTCCTCCATGGCCCGCAGGCTGTCCGCGATTTTTGCGATACGGCCCTGCACCTTGTAAAGTGCCTCCTGCAATTTCAGCATCCGGCTAAATGCGCTGTCCTGGCTGTACATTCCCATGTTCTGCACAGCCCCGTCTTTTTTCTTGTCCCCCCGGCCAGCTGGCACGCGCATATCCAACAGGTTGTTAAGATACAGGCTGTCCTCCGGGGCGTTTTCATACTCCGCGATTTTGGACAGGATCTTGTGCTCCCTGTATTTCAGGATCTTCATCTCGTGCTCCAGGGCTTCCCGGCTCCCCAGCGGCGTTTGCTCCACCAGGTTTTTTTCTTCCTCGGTGAGCATATCAAAAAAGACGGCGCTGTAAGCTCCGTCCTTTTCCGCGTTTTTATTTCCTGCCGGTGCGCCCGGATGGCTCCCGGCGGCGTTTTTCTTCCCGGCGCTGTTCCGGTTTCCCGGCTGCCCGCCTCTTTTCCGTTTCGGTAGATCCTCGTCCCACTTGTCCGCAGCCTTCCAATTCCGCAGGGTTTGATAGCTCGCCCCCAGCTCTTGCGCCAGCTCCCGCAGGCTTACTACTTCGCCCCTGCTTTTCCGGGCGATATATTCAGCCTTGGCGGTGTCGCGCTTCTCGCTCCGCTTCGGCATTTCGCACCTCCAAGTATAGCTGTGCCCCGGCCATCCCCTCGATTTCCCAGCGCGGGAGCGCCGGACTTTTTTGGGAGGCCAGGGCAGCCAATGGCAAAGCCCGCAGCGTTTCCGCCACGGGCTTTTTTCCACGCTATGATTTTATCATGAAAAACCTGCGAAAGTTGCTAACTCTCAAAAATATATTTCACGCCCCTCTGATGTCGTGCATTATGTGCGCAATATAGTATTCCAGGGCCGCCCGGCTGTCGCGCGCTATGTTTTCCTCCATTCTCGCCAAGATGGCCTCGTTTTTCCCATCCTCAAAATCCCCATCTTCATAGTATTCCATAAGGTCTGGGCATCGTATCGGTTCTTCGCACAGGTCTGCAAAGCACCCGGCCAGCTCTTCTTTTTCCCTGCAGCCTCGCATCATCCCTGCTATCATACAGGCTCGCAGCGTCCTTTTGAAATCCTCGGTGTTCAGCAGGTCGTCCATCGAATACTGCTCCATTGCCGTAAATTGCTCTCGCGGAATGTCGTAGTGCGCAAAAATTGTGTGCACTTTTCCCGACCGGTGGACGAATCCCCACCGGTTGTCAAAATCTCGGTAGGCTCCTATTGCTCTCTCATAGCTTCCGCCCTTCAGCGCCAGGGTGGCGCTTTTCTCCGCCTCCTGGTGATCCCTCCATTGGCGTACGATTGCCCCGGCCCCTTCTCCAGTCAACTCATATAGCCTGCCCCTCCGCTTCCCTCGCTCTCCCAGGAACCCTGCTCCGGCAAGTCGTGCTGCAAGCTCCGGTTTATTCCCTCCGACCGGCATCCCTTTTTCCCGCAGCAGGCGTTTCAGCTCCGCTTTTTCATATCTTGCTTCCAGTTCTTTTTCCCTCGGAAGCTCGCTCACCAGCCCTCTTTTTCGGAGCGCCCTTATCGCCTTTGTCCTGTTGTCAAAATCCCCGGCATCGAATTCTGCGCCGGTGAGTGGCCGCCGCCGGGCAGGGTCAATGTGCCGCACAGCGTAGACCAGCGCCCTCGTGTCGGCGTGTCCCGCCGCCTCTATCTCCTCGAACTCCGGCAGCTCCCCAGGGTATAGTAAATCCTTTGTGCGCGGGATGTCCTTCACGCTCTCCCGCGCCTTTTTCTTCTGTGCGAAATGTGTGAATATACCCATGTTCCCGGCCTCCATTCAAAAAAGATTCCCCATAATCATCTTTTTTATAAATATATCTAATTATGGTGGTATCGTCAATATGCGAAAGATGATTAGACGGGGTGAAATTGTGCGGCTATACACAATGGACAGCGATAGGTGTAACATATCCGGTGAGCGCATCCGCCAGTGGCGTATAGACGCAGGCATCACCCAGGAACAGCTTGCCATCAAGATGCAGCTCAACGGCTTGCAGCTTGGTCAAATGGCGATCAGCCGGATCGAAACCGGCAAGCGCCTTGTGGCTGATTTTGAACTAGTGATCTTCTCCCGCGTCCTCGGCGTTTCAATGGAATGGCTTACGACCGGCAAAGAGTAGTCCCCCCCGGCACCGTGTGTAATGCACGGTGCTTTTTTCTTTCCCCCGCTCTGTCCGCACCCTCTGTTCTCCGGCGCGCCGCCCCGCTCTTTGCTCCAGCTCCGCGAACCCTCGCCACCTGTCCTCCATCTCTGCGCTTGCCGCCCCGCTTCCAGGCCCGGGGCGGCTTTTTTGCGCCCTTTGTCGCATTTTTGACCCCCCGCCTATACCCGTCCCCGGCCCCAGGGAAGCGATTTTTTGACCCCTTACCTAAAAAAATTTTGCGCTTCCGAACCCGCAGGGATTGACCGTCGCGCCGCCAGTACCTTCGCGCGGGCGGGCGCGTTTAGTATTTCGCGCGGGCGGGTGGGCGCGTCGTGGGCGCGGGCGCGTTTAGTTTGATCTTTGCTGTCTGCCTGCTTGCCTGGTCTGTTGGCCTGGCCTGCGGCCTGTGTCTGTCTGGCATGGCCTGCGCCTGTGGCGGTTGGCCTGGCCCTCTGGCTGTGGCCGTTTCCCTGGCCTGTGGTGTCGGCGTGTCTGGCATGGCCTGCGCCTGTGGCGTTGTCGTCATGGTCTGCGTCTGTGGCCCCGGCTCCGGCCCGCTTGCGCATGGGCGCAAGGCCACGCCGTACGCCTGCCGCCGATCCGCCACACCTGCCGCCCCTGCTGACCATGCCGCCGCCCAGCTGGCCCCCTGCCGCCTGCCTGCGGTTTTTCCGCGCCGCTATCCCCGTCCCGGCCTGCGGCTGTATTCCTGCCCAACCGGCCCACCTGGCCGCCGGGAAGGGTTTTTCGCGCCCGGTCTGGTATCTTGATAGCCTGTGGTTTATGCCCCCCTATAATCCCCCCAAACACAGCATTTTTCACAGAAAATCACCCTGGAAAATTGTGCAAAAAAATTTCCCCAATTCCCCCGTAGGGGGGGATGGGGGAACGGTTTTTGGCCTATTGACGGCCCGAAAAAAGCCCGCTATCATCCTGGGCAAGCGGAGGCCGCACGGCCACCGCCCAGCGAACCGCCGCAGGCCGCACGGCCACGGCGACCAGGAAGGGGGAGGTGAACATGGCCACGCCCAGCGCAGGCGAATTGCTTGTACAGCAGGCCCAGGAGGCCGAGCGGCTCCGGCTCTTGCTACTCGCCAACGAGTGCAAAGACCTTGACGAGTTCCGCCAGCGGCTCCGCGACCTGCTGAACAAGTAAAGCGCCGGGCCACCCCACCAAGGCACGGCCCGACGCTCTGAACACGGCCCGGGCGGTGAGTTCGCCGCCGCCCGTCCGCCTGTATTCTACCACCGCCGCCCGGTAAAAGCAACCGCGCCGGGGCCACTCAAAAAAATTTCCCCCGTAGGGGGAACGGCCCACCGCCGAAAAAAATTTGCAAAAACCGCTTGACAAAATTCACGCAACAGTGTAAGCTCAAAGCACACCAGGCGACACGCAACAGTGAACGCCGAACACGCGAAAGGCCACCAGGCCGGAAAGGAAAACCGCCATGACAAATAACGAGATTATCTACGAGACCGTCCGCGCCAGTTTCTCCGCCGCCCAGCTCGCCGAGCTGGTCAACGCCACCCACACCGCCGAACAAATCAACGCCCGCCGCGCCTCCGTGAAAATCACCGTTGCCGATGGCAGCGACGAGACCCCCGACGGCATTTTCTTCGCCATGCTGGCCGCCGAGACCTTCCACACCTTCGCCGAGTGGAAGCGCATGGGGTACAGCGTGAAGAAGGGCCAGCACGCCGCCCTGGTCTGCAATCTCTGGAAGTACACCGACAAGCCCGGCAAGGCTGCCCGTGAGGCCGCCGCCGCGGCAGGGGAGGAGGCCCCCGAGGTTGACCCCCATTTCTACATGGCAAAGTCCCACCTGTTCCACGCGCTCCAGGTGGAAAAGTCCAAGCGCTGACCCAGCACCCCGGACACCTTCGCGGGCCGCACCGGACAAAGCGACCCGACCCCAGCCCGACAGGGCCACATGAAAAAATCAAACTTTCTGGAGGTTTTCAGCATGAAAAAGTTTACCGGCTCTTTCACTCCCGACGCGTCCAAGGCCCTGAAAGGCTCCCAGCGTCTGATCTGCCGCACCGACAAGGACGGCGTGGCCTATGTGACAAACGGCTGCACCGCCTACAAGATGTTCCCCCACGAATACGCCGCCGTCGTCCAGCCGGTCACTTGCTGCGAGGCTGGTAACTACTCCATCCAGTACGGCGAGAAGCGCGACGAGGTGAACTTCGACCTGGAAAAGACTTTCCATGATTCCGTCAAGGCCGCCGACGACAGCGGCGACATGGCCCGCTGTCCCCTGGTTCTCACCCTCGACAAGAAGCGCACCGCCGCCGCCTACTACAACGCCGAAAAGGACTTCGTGGCCCTTTACGACACGCGTTATATTTCCGCCCTTGCCCCCGGCTTTACCCTCCGCGCTCCCAGCTCCACCGCCGCCGCGGTTGCCTACTCCAGCGGCGAACCCGTCGCCCTGGTTCTCCCCATTCGCCCCGACGACAAGGCGACCCGCGCCGTCAAGGCGTATTTCACCCAGGCCGCCGAGAACAAGACCGACGAGGCCAGCGAGGCCGAACAGCTCCGGGCCGAGATTGCCCGCCTGCAGGACAAGCTGAACCGGGCCGAGACCGGGGCCGCCGCCCTGGAGGAGCGCGTACAGGAGCGGGCCAACGAGGCCGAACAGCTCAACGCCAAGATCTCCACCCTGGAGGACGAGCTTTCCACCGTCGGCCACGAGAACGCCAAACTGCATGAGCGCGTGGAGGAACAGGCCGCCGAGCTGGAGGCCCTGCGCACCACCGCCGAGCACAACGAAACCGCCAACGAACCCAAGCCCGCCACCAACGCCAAGAGCGCCGCCGAAATCATCGCCCAGCGCTTCGCCAGCATGGACGGCGTGACGGCTACCATCAAGGGCGCGCAGACGGCGGCCCCCGTGGTCTGGCTCTCCGGCGACACCGAGAAGCACGCCGACGCAATCAAGGCCGCTGGTGCAAAGTGGAGCGGCAAAAAATCCGCCTACTATGTCCGCGTGGCATAACAACAGCCGAAACGGCCCGCCCGGGCCGTCCGTCGGGAATGGCCGCCCGGCGCTGATGATGGCAGGCCACAAC